CTTTCGGCATACAAATGTATCGATCATGTAATTCATTGAATTCCAGGACTGCAGTGTGGCCCAGTGTACCAGGCTTGAATCCAGAAGAATCTGGCCTGATATCGCTCAATTCGTAGGCACTGATAGATCCATGACCTGGAACAAAATTCTTGATCATAGATGAATGCATGTACCCAGGTTCATTGATGTATGCATCAAAATCTAAACCTGGAATTAAAACTGGTAACTGGTTGACAATCGGTTGCTTCATTTGTTATTCTTTCCTTTCTCAGATATTGGAATTGCCTTTCTGGGTCTGAGTGAAACCCGACACTGGATTGATCATCTGGTGCCGGGTTTTTTTTTGGCTTTACCAAGTGAATTGAGAAGAGCGTTGCTTGGTTGCCAATTGGTCCATGGTTATTTAATTTTGAACACTGACTGGGTTGAGTTCAGCATTCGGGTTCGCCACTCTGGACTTGGCAACCTTGCATTTGTAGCAAGTGGAAGGTGTCAGAAAACCATTAACTGATTTCCAGAATCTACCCTTTCCCTTACATTGTTTGCATTTAAACATCAGATGCTTTCTCCATTTTTGGGATTCCATTTTTTGCAACAATGTTTATCCTGGGCTGACCTTTAATCCAGGCATTCCATGCGACCACAAATAGTGCTAATCGATTGACCTGAGTATAATACAGTCCACCTTTCGATTGCTGCACAATCTTCATAAAAAGACTGTGAGTTGCAGTTCCAGGCTTGCCACTGCATTCAGCAAATTCTTTTAAAAACTCAGTAGCAAATTCTAAAGTTTCATGACCAATTTCATTTGCTTTAAAAAGAAATGCCCCATAAACCGATGTTGGAATCAATCGATTACTTTTTTGAATTGCTACAGCACGTTCTACCAAAGGATTAACCATTGGATGCAACTTAGCGTATTCAATTGCTTGATTGATTGACTCACCTTTACTTAATCGATTGCTAGTTGAATGGCTCAGATTGCTTTCAGTTGAAACAGTATCAACAGCAGTTTTTGTGATAATCCCTGCATTCCACAAACAAACTAATCTGATTGCTGATGCCATGATTCTGGGCCTTTTATAGCCAAGAATAGTCAATGCATCCCGACTTGATCTACCTCTGCCAATGTCCAGGACTTTGAAATCTTCTGTTGGACAATTCTCAGCAACCACAAATTCTTGAGTTGTTCCTGATTGAAGAATTGCTTCCAAACGGTGTTGACCATCTTGAAGATTTCCTTCAGTGTCGATTCTAATCATGGATGCAGATTTCGACCATTTGCCATTGGCCATATCGGTTGCATATTTATTTACAAAAGACTGGGATAAATCCCGGTTTTTGATGTTTGTTGCTAAAAGCAATTTGGCCTGATCAGGACCAATGCTTTGTGTGTTTACTTGTATAGTCATTTTTGCCTTTCTGGGAATTGACTATTGATGCTTTGACCTACCCCCAGGGTAAATCATCCTTTTCAGCAGCAGCCCCGTTGGCTGGTGCAGACTCACCGGCATGGGAAATTCTCCATGCTTGTAAGGTGTTGAACCACTTATCCACACCTTGTGGATCTGTCCATTTGCGACCTTTTAGATTGAATGATACTTCAACCGGGTCATTGACTTTGTAGTTATCCAGGATCCCTGTTTTATCCTGAGTGAATTCCAATTTTATGTACTCTGGATATTCCGGTGTTCCGGTTTCCATAACGAATTCACGTTTTTTAAATTTCTCTGAGATCACTTGCTCAGAAAAAATCTTCATGATTACACCACTGACCTGAAGGTTCTCCATGGATGTCCTTTCTTTGTCTTTGTTGTTTCTTGGATAATTTTTTCGTATTCGGCTTTACCTTCTGCTTCCATTTCGTGAAGTGTAAGGTGACCGAATGACATGATGGGTGGGAGTTTTTGGATATTACCCCCGTTTCGCAGGAATGCTTCCGTAGCTTCCTGAATCTTCCTTGATTCTTCCTGCTTTTTTTCATTTCGGGATTCAGTCACAACTCTGCTATCTGGTTGGCTACCTTGAGATTCTGGGCTTTAATCAGTTTTATGGCACCGGTCCTGATTCTGTCATTCAAGTCATCGTCAAGCACCCGGCACACATCTGTTCTGGATGTCCCAGTTTCTGCTGCAACCATTTGCAAAGTAATTCCTGCTTCCTTCATGAGTGTCTTCAGAGACATCGTTGAATTTTTTCCTTGCATCTGTTGCAACCACTGTTGTAAAGTTATTTTCACGTTCAGTAACGAACATAGTTCAACACTTATGTTCATATGTCAACACTTTTTTTTGGAAAAGAAAAAAAATATGCCGTATTCAAAAAAAATGAATGGCCCATGTGGGCATCGTCGAAGAAGAAAAGCTTTGACGTTTGAGCATCCACCGCCACGGGATTTCGGAGGATTTATTCATAGACATCCACATGTATATCACCCACCACCAAAGGTATTTTATGAAAGGGGACGTTGAAATTATTAAAAGATTTCAGCACCTTATGAGGCAAAAAGAATTAACCCAATCTGAGATTGCGGAAAAACTTGGATTATCCCGGACTTACATTTCCAGCATCATTGCTGGTCGATCAGATGTGTCCGGTAAATTTTTGAAAGCACTAGCTTTCGAAGGGTGGCCGGTCACATGGATGCTGACCGGGAAGGCAGATCAATTAGAATCTGTTTCGTCTGAGGAATGGAAATCCCGTGCTGAAAAAGCTGAAAAAAAATTGGAGTTGCTGGAGTATCATATCCAACGACTTGAAGAACTAATTACCAAAAAATCTTTGCAAACAAGCGTTAAAGATTAACAGAAAGGCAAAAAATGTCTAACATCATCCGGCACACTTGCACCTATAGTGTCACTGACTTGGATGCATACTTAAATTCTATCGAAGAACTGGATCAAAAGTTGTTGAATTACGGCATGGTAATTATCTCCCGTGATCATATGCATACTGATGTTTTTTGTTTGGTTTGTGACATTGATCATGACCATCCAAAAAATTCACAAATCATGACTGCAAATTTAGAATATGGTTGGGAGTATAAAATGCTAGAGGTGCCGATTGCAGAGACAAATGATTTTACGGAAAGCAAAAAAATCATTAGTGAGATGAAAGAGGTGATAAGTGCGTAGCAGATCCAGGCTTCATGGCATTCTGGGTCTAGCTATCCATGGTGATTTCTACAAATGGAAAGAATATCGTGCTGGGGTCAGGCCCAAACCATTGACCCTATGCCGGGTGAAGGAAGCCACTCATACAGCAGCCGGTCGGAAAAGAAGGGAAGATCAAATTGCTGAATATCTGCAAAGGCTGATCGATTCCCGGAAAGTAGAACTATCAAATCCGACTATCATGGTATCAACTTTGTCAGGTCAATGGCTGGAATATGTGTCTAACACAAAGGACATCAGAACCATGACAGAGTATTCGACTGCCATGAGATATTATCTGGATTCCATCCCGGATCATCCAATTTCAGAATTAAATATTGATCACTGGGGCCGATATCAGAAGTCCATGGAAGGGCTTGCACCGGCAACCATTGCCAAACATCAACAGGCATTCAGGACATTCCTGAAATATGCAGCCAACCATGTTGATTTTAAATTTGATATTCAATCTGCGAAGAAAATTTCAGTCCCTAGCAAAACCATCCGGGATTATAGCCCAGAGGAACTGGCTCAGATTGAAGATCACATTAGATCAAAATCAAACCAGGACCATTTGAGGATCCACATGATGCTCTCCGAAACAGGAATCCGGGCCGGTGAACTGCTGAACTTGAAGCTGCATCATATTGATCTGGATGCCCGGAAAATTTGGATAGTCACTGAAGACGATTGGTCACCAAAAACTGGAGTCGATAACTGGGTGCCAATCTCAGAAAAATTAGCTCAGTTTCTAATCGATGATGAACGGGAGTATAGAGGTGAAGGTGAGGTGTGGTTTCTGGATGATGGACATGGGGGCCGGGTGTACTGGCATGTTGGTGCCATAGGCAGAGTGCTGATGAGGATCTGCAAACGGTTGGGTATCACTGGAAGGAAGCCCTTGCACGCTTATAGAGCAAGCATGGCGAAACGGATCTACAAAAAATTTGGGCTTGTGGAAGCTCAAAAGATTCTCCGACATTCCAATCCGATGATGACCCGTAAATACATTGATGACTCAGACTTTAATCTGCATGATGTGGTGAATGCTGTATCGATCTAATTATTCATGTAGGCAATCATCACCAGACAACACACAATGAATGCTGTCAGGACTATCTCATTGAAATTGTTTTTGAAATTCACAGAACAACCGGACTGAAAATCCGTGTGTCGGTGGTTCGATTCCACCTCTGGCCACCATTTTCCTTAGTGATTTCAATGCTTTGTGTGGCAATCGTCATCAGACACACTGTTGTAAAAAAAGTTACAAAAGTTGATACAATGGGTAAAGTCGGGGTGTCCAATCGTCACCAGACAACATCACCATTTGGTCCGGTTTGCCCAGTATGCTGCTGACATTTTGCCTTTTTTAATGTTCTTGGCATGTCGGGCTTTGAAAGATTTTCGACGGTTTTTATCAGATTTTGATTTTGGATTTGACCCGGCACCACTCACACCCTGCTGACCAAATCGGATCAGTTTGACCTTAGATCCTTCTTTGGCCAGGACCGCATGTGATTTGGTTTTGTGACCGGGTGTTCGTTTCGGTTTGTTGTACCCGGAAAACTTCTCACCCCGGTAGATCATTTTTTCTTTTTGGCAGTCTTCGCAGCTTGCTTGAACTGTTTAGCAGTCGGGGCACCTTTCTGGCCTGGTTTACGTTTTGTCTTTGTTTTACCGGCACCCAGTTTTTTCAAATGAATATTCCGGTAAAGCCCAGGTTTTTGTGCTTTTAATTTTTTAATTTTTTCTTTTTTAGTCATTGTCTGAATTGTTCTGGGGTTAATAATCCTGCTGCCATATCAAATGGGATTCCTCCATATTGTTGGACAGATTCGTTTGCTAGTAACGGTGAAAAAGTTCCAGGGGTTATAGCTGCATATCCTTGCCTTCTCCCCATCAGTTGCTCTAATCGTTTTCTTTCAGCAATTAAATCCTGGATAATTTTAAGGTTTCGTTGAACACCCATGGTGTTAATCATTGGACCAACTGAACCCAGTGTTTCTTGGAATCTTTGGTTGCTGAGAATATCATCAGTGCTAGTCAGTAATGGATCAATGCCACGGGTTCTGTTGTACATATCAATGGCACTGGTCACCAATCCAGGTGATCCTTTCATCATTCTCTCTGCTGCTTGCCTGGAATAAGTTTGGGATCCCTTGGTAGCTGATTTACTCAGTGCATCCATGCTTGAAAGCATGTCAATCTGATCTAAAAATCTTTTTGCTGTTTCTTCATTTTTAAATAAGATTCTGAGTTTTTGTGGTTCTTCTTCAGCAAACATTCCCAGTTCACGCTTGACATCCATTTGCTTCAATGGCTTGCCCATGATTTTAGAATGCATCCCGAATGCATATCCAAGTCGGTATGCTTTCTTTTCAGGTGTTGACTTCAGCTTATTAAACTCACGCTTCATTTCATGTGCAGCCAGAGTCTTATTTTTATGTGCCTGGATACCAGCATCAAAGGCTTCCTTCATTCCTTCATGACCAGCATGATACCGGGCTGCAATCTGATAATCCTCTGATGCATCTTTTAAAGTTTTGTTGATGTCATCGTAGAGTCTTTGCAGTGTCGAATCATCAAATGCGGAAAAAGGATCTGCTGATCTTTTCTTCTGTTTGAGTTTGTCACCAATCAAAACTTTGAGAGTGTGCCAGTGTGATATGGTTGCATTCCCGGATGCCCGATCACCAAAAACTCCAAGAAAATCTGTTTCATCGATTCCATTTGCTCTCAGTATTCCTGGGATTCTTAATTTTGCTTGTGCCCAAAGTTTTCTGAGTGCCGATGAGCCTGGATCATCCTCACCATAATCAAGGATTCTGTTAAGATGATCATTAAGTGTTTTTGATTGTGTGTTGTTCAAAACAACTGGGCTTGCCCTGTCATAAAATGGCTGAGATTTTTGTTTCGACTGGGCTTCAATTCGATCTTTAAATCTTTGACCCGGCTTTTTGGGATCTGTACCAGTCGGCATCTTCCGACCAACATTTTCTTTAATTGCTGTTCTTCCCAAGCCTGGAAGATATTCTGATCGGCTTTTGTAGACTTTTTGACTTGCTGCACGGGATGGTCCTGCTGCTTGGGTTGCAACCTCTGCAATCATTTGCCCTGTCCCAGAATCCGGGAATAAATCACCAACAGTCATCATTGATGCCATCCTTGGATTCTGCTTGGCCATATCTTCCAAAAGTTCTGCCATGTCCTCAAGCTGGACATCATCCAGTTCTGCAGCCCTAATCAGTAATTGCCGACCCTCAAATGCTGCACCAGGACCAGACTCTGGCCCCATTACATTCCCGGCATCATCAATCGGAGGTGGTCCTTTACCACCCTGGCCTGGAAGCCTTTTCCGAATTGCTTCTCCGACTACCTCAGTTGCTTTCCCGATTGTCGGCCCGGCAATAGCACCAATGGTTCCACCGGCTTTTGCTTCTGGGATTGCTTGGTCTACTCTTTCACTCAATGAACCTTCACCAGTACCAAGCCCGTAGGCAAAACCTTCTACTGATCCTGCAATACCACCAATGGTTCCACGCTTCAGGGTGTTGCGGATCCATTCACCTTCATTCATTTTGCCTAGTCCACCTTTAGGGATGTACTTTGCTAATTTAGACATGAAGAATCCTGGAACCAAAAAGGATCCACTGATTTCTGCTGTCAGTGCTAAACCTGGATTTTCTGTTCTGAATTTTGCAATGTCGGACCTAACTTGTTTTATTTCAGTGTCATAGTCGGTGCCATTGATGTAAGACCGGACCAGTGCTTCTGCTTCATCTGCTGTACCGAATGTGGCCCCTTGAAGTGCTTCCCTGACAACATTGCCAGATGCACTCATAAACCCTTCTTCTTCTAGCCTTGTGACTGGTTCAGTGTATGCTTCTTCAGTATATTTCTGGACTAATTCAGAACCGGCTGGAGCTTGTGGACTAAGTCTTTGACGAACCTCAGAAAGTGACATGCCGATGTGCTTTCTGAATTGTGCATCGATTTGATCATCATCCAGATTTTTATCTGCTAGGTAATTATAAAACTGAATCAGTTTTTCGTTCATTGTTTTCTTAAAAGACTGGGTGGAATTGTTATAAATTTACCAATTGATGCAGTCGGCAATGTCCCGTCTTTTTTCATGAGTGCCCGGTTTGCTAAATACAATCTACTGATGTTTTTCTTTGAGGGTCTTACACCAGCAGCCTGAAGTATTTTATAGGCACCATCATAATTTTCCCCGACCTTTACTGCTGTGATTTTACCCTGATCGTTATATTGAAAATTTGGATTCTGGATAGGCTCATTATTGTTTTGACCGAATATTAAAGATGCTGCTTCACTACCGATTTGATCAGCAGAGTTATTGTCTACTGGTCCAGTATTTACCGGTGGTGTGATTGTTGGCTCATTGGCTTCCTCCAATCTATCCAATGGGTTTCTAATTACAGCATTTCTAATAATTCCTTCTTTAATGCCATAAGCCTTACCACGTTCAATGTATTTTTTTATGAATGGGTCAATTGCATCTTTGTTTGCTAAAACAGCTTGTTTTGCAACTTGTAAGAATAATTTTCTTTGAGGTTCAGATAAAAGTTGACCAGTTGCTACTTGTTTAAAAGATCGGAACACTGCTTCAGGAACATTCAACCCTGCTCTTGCAGCAGATTCCTGTTCGCTGTCTGTGATTATTGAACTAGGATCCAATGTTTTCATGAATCCAAAAATAATTGCTAGGTCACCAGGACCAGATGGTTGATCAACCCATGCTTCAAGTTTTTTCAATTGGGTGACTTGACCAGTTAAATCTTTAACAACTTCAACATTTTCCCATTGCTGGGCCATTTGCATGGTTGCATCTCTTTTATCTTTTCCAAAATCTTCGTCAGTTTTCAAAAACTTAATATCAACCAGTTTGCCATTATCTATTTTTACAATCGGTTCCTGGCCTTCTGGAAAGACATAATCTGGATATACATTTTTTATAAATTTAACAGCTTGTGGACCAATCAATGATTCTTTTGTTGATGTCGATCTTGTCCCAGACATCGGAACTACTGCTTTAAATTCATTTCCCTGTTGGACCATTATCTGGTCAGTGTTTGGGATTTGGCTGGTTTGAATCGGATCCTGGTTTGGAAGTTTCTGTTGGATCACACCAGCTGCAGTATTATAAGCACCAGCAACATCACCGGCTTCAGCTTGTGCCATGATTGCTGCCACTGTCTGGTCAATACCTTTAATCGGAAGATTCCTAATTTGCTCCAACAACATCGGCAATTGAGATATCCGTCTTTCCCGTTGTTTTGCTAATCTTTTCCGTTCATCAACTTCAGCCTGGAATCTTTGCTTTGCCATTTCCTGATTCTGGGCTTGCATCAGACTCTGGTTGTAGGCTTGCCGTTGTTGTTGGATCTGGTTCAATCGGTTCTGATAGGCTTGAAGACCCTGAAGACCGGCTTGACCCAGTGGTTCCAAACCTTGTGGCCTGGATGTGTATTCCGGGGAAGCCAGGATGCCTAGTCCAGCAGAGAGTAATCCCATCGATGCTGGTGAAGGTCCAAAAACTCCGGGCTTTGGGTTGCCTTTTTCGTCTAGAAAATTTTGAGGGTAGTCAAGTAGTGCCATTTTAGTCAAGTAGTCCAAGTCCCATGTTCATCAATCCCATGCTTGCTTTGAATGCATCTAGATCAAATGGTGTCCTGGGTGATGTTGTCATGGTCATTCGTTTCTGGCCGGGTTCCATATTCATGTAGGCTTCCCTTTCAAAAAGGTCTTCATTCATAAATCCCCGGCCCCCTAGCAAACCCGTTTTATTGTTTGGTGGTATCGGTCCATAAAAATTTGTTCCAACACCTGGGGCATCTTCAAAATAATCCATGTCCCTACCGGCCATATACTGTGTCATTGCATCGACATCAGGGACTACAGAACCCCGGCCATAACTTAATGGGCTAAATTCTGTTTCTGAAAATGGGATACTCTGACCACCGGGTGTGTTCCCAAATTCTGAAAAAGGGATACTTTGGGTTTCTGTTGTGGGAATCATCCCAGTAATAAATGGATTCATCATGTTCATCCTTTAACTCCCGAAAGCATTTTTGTACATTCCGTATCCACCTAGACCCATTAATCCTAGCCCGGCCATATTCATAAATGGACTCTTTCTGTACATTGGTGAAGTTGATGTGCCAGTTGTTGTGGTGTTGTATGGCATTGTATTTAGGAATCCACCCAGGTTATTCATTACATTGACCGGGTTGCCTTCGTTAAATCCAAAATTTCGTTTATTAAATTCCAGATTGTAAAGATTGTTTTCATTGCCACCGATGGCATTCAGTAAATTAATCTGACCGGTTGGATCAGTTAATGATCTACCGGCACCTAATTTGTTGCGGTCAAATCCTAGACTAAGATTCCCGGTCAAAGCATCTGACCTCATCCCTCTATCAATGTCCCGTTCTTTGAAATTACGGGCATCTGTATAACCGGCTGCTCTTAGGTTTGCCATTCGGTTTAGATAGTCATCCATGGCCTTGGATGCCATGGTGCCTTCTGCAATACCTTGACGTTCAGAACCAAATGCATTGGACCCCATTGCAGCTTGACCCACTGCTTGCCTTCCTAGTTTCAAAGCATCCTGGTAATCCTGACCAGCAGCATCAATGACTTGTTCAGTATAAGGGTTCATGTAGTTTTCGATTCCA